CAGATAAAATGAGTGACCCAAGGGGTTCTTTATCTGAATTTGGTATGGATATTAGTGAATATGTTGATATGGATTCACTGGCAGAAGCACTTGCTAAAAGTGATGGGTATGAAATTTTAGGGTCTTACGATGGAAGTTATGATACTGAAATGATAGACAATGAGTATTACTACATAATCAGAGTTAACTAAATCTTTTTTTTATCACCAATATCAACTATATTTGTGATAACATGTCTAAAAAAACCAAAAATAATAGTTCCTTTGTTATGGACACCGATTGGATTTTCAACGGTACAATCGATGCAGAACAAAAAGAATATGTCCTTTTAGGTTACTTCCAAAAAATGAATAAGAATTTGGAAGAGATGAAAATTTACCCAATGTTTACGGAACTATCTATTCATTTGGGTAATATTCAAACATTACTATCCCAAAATAGAATTTTATATACAGAAAAAAAGTTAACAACCGACAACGATGAAATATTCATCAAAGATTTAAAAGTTAAAGACATACCAGATTTGACAGACGAAGAATTTTCTGAGTACCAAAAAATAATAAGGGTTAGTCAACCAATGTTATTCGATTACTTTAATATTGCAAAATCCATTTGGTCTTTGGCTTACGATTCAATTATAATTAAGATTAAAAGAAATAAAAATAACATTGAAAGTAAATCAGGTTTCTTTTATTTTAAATACAAAGACAATATATATGTTTGGAAATATACAATGAGAAATCTCAGAGGTTATAAAAATCAAACAAGAACTGATTCTAAATTAATATTTAGTGGACAAAGTGATTCATCCGTAATTAAGATAATTTCCCAATTATCAAAAACTTACAGAAAGAATGGTGAAAGTAAGTATCCGATATTCGAAGCTGAAAGTAATGATATGTTCCCATTAAATGAAACTGTGATACCAATTGTTAAAAGAAAAATTGTTTCTATGGTACATCAAAGTGCTAGAGTTAACAAAATGTTGGAAGATAAAAAAGTAATGGAAGATGGGGTTCAATAAAAAGTACATAAGTGAGATAGTTATTGAAAAATTAATTTTGAATCCTGAACTAATTGAAGTATATTTGCGGACGGACTCATTAATTTTTGATAATGGAAATAATAAAAAAAAATTCGAAGAAATCGCCAATGAATACTTTAAAAGACAAACTTTTAGCTAAATTAAGGCTACCCATTCACGTAACATATATCTCAAATCATATTTTAAAAACCTCTATGATTGAGACTGAAAAATTAATTGGAGAAATGGTTGAGGAAGGATTGATTGAAGAAAGTAAGTACGGAAAAGGATATTACGTTGTAAAAAATAAATAATTATGTCGAAAGAAATGGTTAATCACCCCGACCATTATGGGGGTCAGGAAAATGCGTATGAAGTTGTAAAGGTTTGCGAAGCGTGGGGGTTAGATTATGATGCGTACCTATTCAATGTTGTAAAATACGTGGCTCGTGCTGGAAAGAAAGACACTGACAAAGAAATTCAGGACCTCAAAAAAGCGCTTTGGTATTTAGAGAGAAAAATTCAAAATTTACAAAAATAAAATGTTTTGGAAAACTTATTTATGTTTGACTATATTTGTTTTAAGTATTTTTTACTTTGACAGATTTATATCAGATAAACCAAAAAATAAATTTGGAAAATGGTGGAGAAAACATATTATTAATAGAAAAGATGATTGAAAACTATATAAATAAAGTAATAAATGGTGATTGTATCGAGGTAATGAAAGAAATGCCCGAGTCATTCGTCGATTTGATTGTGACATCGCCTCCTTACGGAGTTGGAATTAATTACGATACTCACGATGATGATGTTGAGTTCCAAGATTATCTTGTTTTTACAAGACAATGGTTAACCGAAGCCTACAAAGTAATTAAGGACGATGGAAGAGTTGCAATTAATATTCCTTATGAGATTAATAGACAAGGTAAAGGGGGACGAATATTCTTTGTATCTGAAGTTTATCAAATAATGAAAGAAGTAGGGTTTAAATTCTTTGGAATTGTTGATTTAGAAGAAGATAGTCCACATCGCAGTAAAACAACCGCATGGGGCAGTTGGATGAGTCCATCAAGTCCTTATATCTATAACCCAAAAGAATGTGTCATACTTGCATATAAGAAACAACACATCAAGAAAGTTAAAGGTGAACCACAATGGAAAGGAGAACCTATCACAACCGAGGAAGGTAAGACAAAGATGTTATATACCGAACAGGATAAGAAAGAATTTATGGAATTGGTATTCGGACAATGGAAATATTTGAATGACTCAAGACCAATGACCAAGGCAACATTTTCAATGGATATCCCAACTAAGGCAATTAAGATTCTTACTTATAAGAATGACATTGTATTAGACCCGTTCAATGGAAGTGGGACAAGTTGTGTGGCTGCGGAAATTTTAGATAGAAGGTGGATTGGTATTGAACTTTCGGAAAACTATACTAAAATTGCAACTGAGAGGATTCAATCCTTCGTCGACAAAAAGCGACAACAAGTTTTAGAGTTTGAAAATGGAGATGAATAATCTCCATTTTTTTTATTTTAAAGATATTTATAATAAAATTAAAGAACATGAAAAATTTATTTAATAATTTATCTGAAGAAGAAAAAAGAGTAATATTGGAACAACATTATCAAAATAAAGAAAATGTTGATGAACAATTAGGACAAAGAGTTAAGGCCGGATTACAAGGAGCAGCTCAGAAAGTTGCTGATGTTGGTAAAAACATTGGTAGTGCATTAACAGGGGGAGTTAATAGAGCTCCTGATATTGATGCGAATCATCAAAAATTACAATCATGGTCTAAGTGGTTATCTGACCAACTTAGTACTTATAAAACAAATGTGGAGAATATCTCAAAAAGTACTAGTTCATCTAAAAATGCAACTATTCCCGTTTATAAAGGTCAAGTTGATATGATTGTTGCTACTGCAGGTAATATCTTAGCACTTTTACCACCTTTACAAAATGAGGCAAATAATATAGTTAAACAGAAATTACCTGACCCACAAAAAGGAGCGGCACCTGCATCAGGAGGTTCTCAAACAACACCTGGTGTTGGAGCTCCAGCGGCTCAAGCGGGAACAGGTGGTACAGGGTTAAGTAGAGGGTTATAATCTTAAAATTAAAAAATTCAAAGTTTTATATCATAATAAATGGGGAGTAATCCCCATTTTTTATTTATAACTGAATATTTATTAAATAAAAATTATTATGGCAAAAATATCCTTGGACCCAATACTCGAAACAAAAATCGATAAGATTTATGAGGAAGAAAAAATAAAATTAATCCAAGAAAAATGGGAATCACTTTCAGGTAGAGAAAAGAAGTTAGTCTTGGAAATGATTAAAGAAATTTATCCTGAAAAATCTAAATTAATATCAGAGGCAAAATGGTATAACACCGTAGGTGATATTGTAGGTATTTTTGACCCAACCGGAGTTGTTGACCTTATAAATGGTATAAGTTATTGGAGACAAGGAGACAAACTTTTTGCGGTTTTGTCTTGGATTTCAGTTATACCATATGTAGGTGACTTGGTAGCAAAACCTGTTGTAGGTTTATTTAAAATGGGGGGAAAGTCAGCCAAACTTTTCAAAGCGGCCGCCAAAGCTGGTGACGCGGCAAAAATGGCGGAAATTGCAAAACAAGGAGGACCTTTGGCCGGATTATTAAAAAAAGTTAATACTTGGGCTCCTAAAGTATTAGAACCTTTAGCTAGAGGTGTAAAAAAAGTACCAGGGATTGGACCAGGTTTGGTAAAAGGAGTCGAAGATTATATTAAATTGTTCAAAGATGCCGCTAAGAAAATGGATGTTGGAGCAGAAGAAGCTATTAAATTAACTACTAAAGCGGCTACTAACCCATTAACTAAAGCTGAGGCAAAACAATTGAAAAATGCTCTTAATCAGGCCACTAATTTTAGGGGTGCTAGAGATTTTAAAGGAGGACAAAGTTGGTTACAATATATGAAGTCAGATGCTACGTTGGCATCTAAATTATCTGCGGGAGTTCCTCGATTGTGGGGAAATCCGGCAACAAGAGCGTTAATGAGAAGAACTAAGTGGTATTTAGGTCTATTAGACTTTTTGGGTGTTGCTAATTTTGTTGGACCTGATGAGTTAGAAACTAAAATTGATAACTTGGACCAAAAAGTCAATGAATATGCTAAAACGGACCAATCACAACAATATTTTGAGGAGGATATGAAAATGGCCGGTCCTGATGCTCCTGAAACTGCTCAAACTACTCCTGAAAAGAGCGAACCTTTGGTTAGTAAGGACGCAATAACCACATTAATTGGAATGTTGACTTAATATATGATGAAAAAACTAATTAAAGAGAGCGGTATTCGAGATATAAAAGATTTATCAAAAAGATACCCAAAGGCGGAAATCTATTTTCACCAAGATTTGGATGGAGTAACCACAGCAATCGCTATGAAGAATTATCTCGAACAACACGGTATTAGTGTTGTCGGTTCACACGTAATTCAGTATGGAGACAAAGAGTTTTCGGTTAAAAAGAATGATGCTACAGGTGATGTGATGCCGGTGTTAGTTGACTTTGCCCACGGTAAACCAATGTTTGTTATACATACTGACCACCACGATAGACAAGCTGGTGCGGAAGACACCAAGTCAACATCATTTAGACAATCTCGTTCTAATGTTGAAACCATATCACAAGTTGTATCACCAAAGGAGATATTTCCCGACAAAGACGTATTGTTAATTTCAACAGTAGATTCGGCAAACTTTGCAAAATATGACATTAGTCCAGAACAAGTAATGAACTATCTATTCAAATTTGATAAAGATTCTTCTCTTTTGAAAAATAAGATGTCAATGGGAATGGTTGCAAATAAACTATTACTAGCATTTAAAAACAAACCAGGATTTTTAGAGACTTTAGTAATGAATTCAACCCCATCTCTGCTTAACATATTGGTTAATATTAGAAGTATAATGAAAGAGAAGGGCTATGCAGATATCCCTGAATTACAAAAACACCAAAAAGATTATGTTGAGAAAATGAAAGGTTATCCTGAGGTTTCTAACAACATAATTGTACAGTATGGTGGAGGTTCTATGGTTAAACCTGGTTCCTATGACAGATATACACCATTCAAAAACAATCCTGAGGCTGACTTCTTGGTTATTGCTTGGCCTATGGGACTTTTACAAGCGTCTTGTAATCCATTCAAAAAAGATAGAGAACTTAAAGGAGTTAATTTGGGGGACATTGCTCAGGAAGTATTGGTAAAATGGGAAGGTCAGTTGAAACAAAGAGAAATACCCCTTTCAACCATTAAGTGGGTTTCAGAAGATGTGAAAGATTTTGGTCCACAATCAGTTGGGTTTACGTTCAAAGATTTTGTTGCTTTATATGGTAAAAATTATAAGAGAAAAGAAGATGGTAAAGAAGAATTGATTAACATTGGTAATTTGATGGAAAAACCTTTTAATCAATTAACTGAGGAAGAGATTGAGGTTTTGGACGAAGTTACGATTAATGCTTGGGATATTATACAAGCAAATTCAGGAGGACATAAGTGTATTACTAATATTTCAGGATTGATGTATTTGGGTAGAGGTAAAAGACCTCCACAAGGAAAGTATAAATACGACCCAAATAAAGATGATTCACCAAGTGTTAAGTTTTTAAAGATGTTACAAAAAGAATTTGTTAGAATATTACAAGAGAAAATTTCTCAATCTTAAAATTCTACCAAATCACCCTCTTGGATATTTTTAGACTTACAAGTACCGCCCTGAACTTCTAAAACCATTTCACCTTTACCACAGTAATTTTGACATTCTTCTTCTGTGCATGGGGGACAATTACGATGAATTTTTGTAATAATATTATCCTCGATAAAAATAATATCTAGATTAGTTATGCAATTTTTCATCCAAAAACAATGCTCATCACCTTCCATGATGAATAACATTCCGTTGAATTTTTCATTGAATTTTTTTCCCATCATTCCTCTTTGTACTTCTTTTTCTGAAACTACAACTTTAACATTAAACGAGGAATTATTTATATTTAACAACATAAACATAAATAGTTTACAGAATCAAAAATATAATATATTATACAATATTTTATTAAAATGTTAACTTTTTTACTTTTGACAAGTATTTATACGAAAATAAGCCCAACACCCCTTTCTATATAGTTGGTTATAACTAAACCCTAAAATTCCCCCAAAGATTTTTAGGGTTTTTGTTTTTGTTGTATATTTGTACCCATTATGAAAACAAGATTATCTGTAATAAATAAGAAAGCCAAGTTCGAATATGAATTTATCGAAACCTTAACAGCGGGAATTCAACTCATTGGAAGTGAGGTCAAAACCGTTAAAAAAATTAAATTCTCAATCAACGATGCATTTTGTTTTTTTAAGGATAATGAACTTTTTATAAAGAATATGGTTTTAACAGAGAAAGTTAATGAGTTTGCACCTGATGTTAAACGTGATAAAAAATTGTTAATAAAAAAGAAAGAAATTAACAATCTCAAACGGGATTTAACAAATGGATTAACAATAATTGTTAATAAAGTGTTTGAAAATGAAAAAGGTTTAATTAAAGTTGAAATATCTTTGGCACGGGGTAAAAAGTTGTACGATAAACGTAACACAATTAAAGAAAGAGACCTAAATCGAGATAAAAAATTTGTAGGATTGTAATTTATTCGTATATTTGTAAAAATTATTACCGATGACCACCACAACACATACCATTAAAATTCAAAACGAAAAATTCGGTACAATCCTTAACGAGACTTTTATTGACCCTACTCAGTTCAAGTTGTTTCTTAAAATGATACAAGCTTGTATTGAATTGAAGACCGACCTGTCCTTCTTCAATGGTGTTGAATTTTTGATTCATATTCCACACCGTTTTCTATCTGATTCTATTATTACCACATCTCTCAGCACTATTGAGATGTCAGATATTGTTAAAAGTAAAATTGAAGCACTAGTAACACGATGATAACTTATAATATAGATTTGAAATTCATATTGATTATTGCAATTATAGTTTTCCTAATTGTTAGGAACTTTAAAATGATTGTCGGACTTATGAAAGCATTCCTTGTTGTTTCTTTGTTTTTTTATGTTATCTTTAATTACAAGGATATTTTCAAAGTAGGAAAAGAAAAGTATCAATATGTCGATAAAAAAGTAGAAGAGTTAGACCTAAAATGTCAAATAGATACGACTACTAAAGAAGTGAAAATAACAAAGTAGTTTTCTTGGTATATTAAACCAAGTGGTGGACCGGCAAAACGGGCTCAAAAAAGGAGAGAAATCTCCTTTTTTTTTTGTTTTTTGATATTTATAGTAAAACAGGTACATGAAAAACGTATTAATTTCAGAGAAACAATTAGAGGACTTAATTGGTAAAGTTAAGAACAAAGAAGTGAATGAATCGAATGAAAAAGGTTCTTATATGGCAAAACAACAGTTATTCATGTTGGCCACCATGGCTTATACTATGTGGGAAAAAATGGAAGATGGAGAACAACTGGAAGATTGGATGGAAACAAAAATCGCCCAATCTGAACAAAGTATTCTTTCAGTCGTTAAGGCTTATATGTACGATGAATTTGTCGATGACGGTGAAAATAGTGGAATGGGTAAATTGAACTACAACGATTTAATAATTGGAAAATAAAAAATGAATCTATCACTCATAAAACTTGTTAAGTTTCAGTATCTCCTCAATCCTGATGAGGTTGATGAATTTTTAGTGAGTAATATGACAAAAAAACAAAGAGAATGGGCTCAGAAAGTTTCAGAGTTGGTCCCAAGTGATAGTTCACCATCCGACTCTCCAAAGGCTTGGGATGTTTTTTTAGCTGACGATGATATGCTAAATCAAATAGAGAATTTTATTAAAGAAATTGGTTTATCATTTCATAAAATAGATTTATCAGAAGAATATTGTAGAAATGAAGGAATTGCGGACACAGTACTCCAAAATAAGATAAGAACTTTTTTAGAAAATAACTATTCTATTGATTACATTTTAGATAGAATAAATGATGTGGGAATCGATAATTTAATACCATTTGAAAAATTTTATCTTGAAAAGTTTGGTGGTAATCAAAGTGTTTAAGAAAATACGATATTTATAAATAAAAACAAATGGACAATAAATTTAAAAACAAACTCTTTGAAGAAGTTAAAAAAAGAGGATTGTTATCTGAACAAGAAGACACCGAAAAAAAATCAGGAAGTCTAACAGAAATGTTATCAATATTACTCCATTCGAGAAATCAAATTCATGTATTTCACTTACAAACTGAATCATACGCCGAACATAAGGCTTTGGGTGATTTCTATGAAGGGATTGGTGAATTAATTGATGGTATTGTTGAAAGTCACCAAGGTAAACACGGAATTATTAAAGGATATGGTACTGGTAAGATTGAAGACTACAAAAGTGGAGAACAAGTTATAACATACCTTGAAAAAATTGATTCAGTTATTGAAAAAAATAGAAAGTCAGTTAAAGAATCATACATACAAAACCAAATTGATGAGGTTCAAACCTTACTCTATTCGACTTTGTATAAAATGAAGTTTTTAAAATAACTTAAATAGTGTTATCTTTGAACCCTCACCAATGGTGGGGGTTTTTAATTTTAAAGATATTTATACAATATGACAAAGTTTGATAAAACATTAATATCTTATATCAGTACAACTACTGATTTTGCAGATATTGATATAAGTGTGGAAGAACATCACGGTCGTAAGTATCTGATTGCTCGTGTTGATGTGGAAAAGATTGATGAAAATAGCCCAAAGTATGACGAATCTTATGCGGAAAAATTAGTTAGAAAAAGAAGACCAAATCAACCGGCTTTCATCACCCCGATGAATGCTTTGGAAAAAAGATTAGTAGATGCGGGAAAATTTTTTGGTGAATTAGAATATAAGACGGCTTTTTTACCAAAAAATCATGAATTTTTAGATGATATTGAGAAAAAAGTACAAGAAGCGGTTAAAGAAATGAATCCTGAGTTTGATGCTGGAATATCGTGGGACTCTGATTACCCAAAACCTGTACTAACAATATATCTCGGTAGTTCTAAAAACTACAATGAATTTTATAAAGTAAAATATGGTCTTGGAGGTGAAAATTTCTTAGAGCACATAGAAAAAAAAATAGGTGATAATATATTGCTCAGACAGTATCAATGGAGAATTTCAAGTAGTAAGAAAAAAGCTGATTAGAACTCTACATAACCAACAGTACCGTCACTATTCTCATCTTCAATGTTTTGTTCAAATTCAAGGTTTATCAATTTTTTTGATGCGTAAAAGTAAAACGTACCTTGAGACCCTTCATTAATCTCCCAACCACCAAAATGGTACCCCAACATGTCATAACACCACTCTTCAATAAATGATGGTATATCCATTGATTGACCGCTAGATAATTCAATATTGTCATTCAATTGACCCGAGTCACCACTACCATCAAAACTTAATTTACCTGTCTCATCACCCATTTGTTCAAAGAATCTGTTAAAATCATCCTTTAAATCGCCAAAATCATCATCCTCATCATTCCATTCTTTATAAGAATCATCGGTTGAATATTCTTTATGATAACCTTCAATATTCATTTTACGCTCATTAACATCGATTTCAAAGTGTAATGTACCAGGGCCTTCGTAATCGTAATAATCCAATAATTCAGTTTCCCTTAAAACATAGTCAATTAATTCATTAATTTTATCATAAGGTTCAATTCGGGTATTTGTTTCAGAATGCCAAACATCATCTTGCCAATCAACACTACCACCTTCGTTAAGATATACTGTTAATGTTGCCGTTTTAGCACCGTGACTACCGCAGTAGTATGAAAACAATTTTAAAGTTTTTAATTGTTCTTCTGATAATTTAAGATTTTTTGTCATACCAATAAATATTCTAATCTAGATTTAAGTCTAAAGTCCTAATCATCCACATTGGTTTT